TCTCTGCTCACATTAGCCCGATTTTAAATTTTTGCTGTACCTGTTTTTTCTATAAATCATCATATTATTTAATCAAGACACCATATTTTACAAAAAAATTATTAGGCAAATTTTCAGTTATAATTTTAAATTGCTGTATGTGTCTTAAACGCTCTCGATAGGACTCGAACCTATGACTTACTGATTAACAGTCAGTCGTTCTACCAACTGAACTACAAGAGCCGAACAAGGTGCATTTTGGATCGTTTAACAGGCGATTGTTATTTAAACTTGGTTTGCTGTATGCACCTTTCTTTAAATATAATATACTCCCACATTTAATTAATGTCAATACTTATTTTTTAATTTCTTTTAAAATCATCATAACTTGCTCTATAATATCCTATATCTTTTATAGTATTAAATGATTGATCAAATTCTTGAACTATCTGAGTAGAAGTATCACCATATCTGTTTTTCATTATAAATTGCATTATATAATGTTTATCTGGATTTAAATCATATATCTCTTTAATTTTTACATCTGATCCGTCTGGATTCTTCTTATATTTCCACGGTTTTATTTTTTCTACTTCATTATTCATAATTGGTCTAAATCCAATTACTGTAGCACAACATTCTGAAATAGCACGAGATTTACCTACGGCAGATAAATCAAGATATTTACGATTCATACTATCAGATGCTAACTGAGCACTTGCAATGATTGCGACTTTTTGATTCTTTGCTAAAACAAATAATGTTTTTGCAATGTCAGAAAGTTCTGCCCACGCTTTATCACTTGCATCATTTACATTCTTTAACACATCAAAAAAGAAATAACTACATCCTAATTTAGATTGTTGTTTTATGATTTTTCTAACATTTACAATATCATAATTTTGTAATTCAACGAAACGTATTTTCCCGGGTTGTTTTTCAATCCAGTCTGCTGCTTCACGTAACTTTTCTCTTTTGTAATCATCAAAATTACCTAACGTGATTGACATACGATTCATACCTTTAACGTTACCGATTTTACCAAACAATACGGCGGATATAATCATACTTCTATATTCGTCAGCAGTCTGTTCGTTGCAAAGTATAGTGATATCATTACCGTCTTCTATCGCGGGAAGAATAAATAATGAAACAGAAGAAGAACTCTTTCCTTGTCCTATACCACCAAGATATAACGTTAAACAACCTTTATGAATTCCAGCAAGTTGATAATCTAATAATTTACTTCCTACTCTATAACCTATATTTGTAGCAGAATCAGCTCTTTTAATCCACTCATCATAACCAGAAGATAAATCTTCGACTTTTATTTTTTCTATTTTACCAACACTTATATTATTTAATTGATAATCATAATAATCATAAATTTCTTCAGAACTCATAGTATTAAGTTTATTTAAGTCTTTTAATACATTGAATCCAGCATTATATAATCTGATTAATAAATTATTTTTTACCAATTCATCATAATAGGTATCTAAATTTTTAAGAGAAAGAAGATCACTTATTTCTTTTATTGTTGAATAACCACCAAGTTCTTCAAACTTTTTATTTAATGTTTTCTTGCTACTTAAATATTCATGAATAGATATGTTGTCTGCAACTTGATATCCATTTTTTGCAAGTCCTTGAATTAAACCATAATAAAAAATGCCATCATCAGTAATAATATCTTCTGTATTAACAATATTCTTATAATCGCCTACAAGATTTATGTCTTTAAATAAACAAAAAATCCAATTACATTCTATAACATTTCTGTTTTTTATAAGTTCCTCTGGTATTTTTGAATCCATATTAGTCCTCTAAAAATCTACTTATATTTTTCACTTCTTGTTTTCTATTTATATTATCTGACATTTCATTTATGTCATTAGTTTTTTCCATAATAGATTTATTTTTTTGATTCTCAATTATTTTTTTATATTCGTCCATAACATTATTGCTATAGATTGCCATAATGTACATAACTTTAGAGATTTCACCATTAAATGTTTTGTTATTTAAAGCCCACTGGACAGATTTATCTTGAGAAATCATTGTATTATATAATGCTTCATATCCTACTCCTTCAAAATTTTTTAAAGATTTATAAAAAAACGTAGGAATGATCATATTATTTTTATATCCTAAAACTTCAAACATTAAATCAATACACTTATTTTTATAATATTTGTTTTTAGATATTTTTTCATAGGCTTTTTCTGAAGAATAATACTTTCCATCTTCTGCTTTAAAAGCAATATCAGAAGTACTATCTTCGCCTGTATCTCTTAACTTAACCTTCCTTGCCATTATTAACCTCTTGATCTTTAGGTAATACTATAGATAATATTTTTTCTCGAACTGGATAAGGAAATGCTTCATCGTCTTGGTCATCATTATTTTTATTGCAAACATCTATATATTCTGGAGTACTTCTTATCTCTTCTAATACCCCATATGCAAATTCACTATTATGATAATATGCCAAATCATGTTCTTTTCCACAATATAACGCAACAATTACAAAAACATCTTCATTACCCAATTTTCTATGACGAAGTATTAACGCAGTTGATTCATAAGGAAAATCCCTTGTCCCATCTTGAGATATTATCCTCATATAATTCTCCTTTGTAATATGATAGTCACATTTTTTGTGGTAGAATCGTGTAATTCTACCACAATATTTGTGACTTACACAATTATGAATTAAAATAATTCAGAGATTTGTTTAAGAATATTGATATCAAGTTCTTCGTCTGTAAACTTTTTAACTCCGGCATTTGTCAACATTTCTTTAGCCTTATCTTTTATTTCTTTATCTGCACTTGAAAATTTTTCAGAAATAATATTAATATATTCTGCTCTCTGTTCTTCAAGTTCCTCATTAGCCTTAGTTATTCTAGCGTTTTCAGATGCTTCAGATGCTTTCTTAATCTTTTCCTTTTCTTTCTTTTCCTGTTCCTTTTTAGCATCTTTCAAAGAAACACCTTTGCTTATCTTTTCATTTTCAATAGCATCAGTAATAGCCTTAATAAATTCATCAACATCGAAAGGAATCTTATCAACAATATTTGCAAATCTTGACTTACTATCTACAGAATAAGTATCATCTCTAAAACTCAATACACGACTTTCTGAAACTGCTTTATTAATAGTTATATCCTGTTTTGTAACAACATTTTTCTTTCCAGTCTTTTCTTTAACAATTTCTCTGTCAACATAAGCAAGTGCAACAAAATGTTGTTTATTCTTTATTACGTTAAAATATCTCTGGGTTGTATCAGCAGTAAGTTTAGAATATGTTTCCTGAGTAATAGGATCAACAATATCTGTTCTCTTAACATGACCTATAATAATACTTGAAACATTAACTTCTCTTAATTTTGCAAGAATATCTACAATTAACTGAGCCGCGTAATCTTGTCCACGCATGAATCCACCCCAAGCAGCTCCGATTGAATCAGCTTTCTTGTCTGGATTTTTCTTATTATATTGACGAATTGATTCATCTTCTGCTAAAATAATTAATTCATCAAGAGTATCAAAGATTACAGTTTTTAATTCATTATAATCTTCGTCTTTATTTTCTACAATATCATCTACTACTTCTTTAAGTTTTGCCCAATTTTCAATTTTTTCAGATACAATTCCTTCAATTGCGGCAGCGCCATCTTCTCTACCAATGTCAAGATGAATATATCCATTATCACCTACTAATTTTTCGCAAAATTCTTTTGCGAGAGTAGTCTTTCCTATACCACCTTCACCAAGTATTGTAATATTGTAGTCAAGAGGATTCAAACTAATAGATACTTTTTTACCAAATTTTCCCATATTTCTTATCTCCTTTTATTCTTTAGTGAGTTAAGGGGAGAAAATATCTCCCCCATTATTAACCAAATAAATCTTCATCATCATCAGAATCTTCTGGTTCTACATCTTTACTCTTCTTTGAAGGCTTTTCATCTTCCTCTTCCAAATCTTCTACAGATTCCGGCTTTATTGGAACATAAATTTCATCTTCAAATTCTGATTCAGATAACTCTGTATCTACATAACCATTTTCATAATCGCCACGGATAT